TCCACAAGGTATATTATATAGGCTTAATCCCATTTTACGTATTTTCTCTACAGGATCATTGTACTCTGCATCATAGGTATATAGATTTTTTCCCTCAAATATCTCTACATCAATTACTGGTAATCTCTTAAAATATATAGTCTTTTGTGTTTGTTTTGTTATATAGATTGGAGTAGCATGACCATTCTGTACTACTATAAAATATCTATAGCCTAGTTCATAGTATGTATTATTAATTGCATATGGAGCAACAGCGAATTCATCCATAGTTTATAAAGTTTGTGCTGTATTTATATTAGAAAACATCACGTCAATTTTTATTTTTTTTGTATTGAAAAGATTTCAATTTTTTTTATCCACTCCTTATAGCAATGACTGAATACAATGATCCAGAGCAAAAAGACATCTATAAAGATGGGGAACTTTGGCTACTATACAGTCATAGTACAGCACTCTATTCAGCCCATAGACCCTTATACAAACACTACTTCCGAGAAGCAAAATATCCGCATCATGTGCATCTCAAACTGGGGGATGGTTTCCCTCCATACTATACCAATATGGAGCCGAAAAAATACCTAGGCCATTTTTCCTTTACATAAGGGCTATATTAATAATATAGTTTTCAAAAATAAAAATTGACGGTCAAAAACATATAATAAACAGTAACGAAGTAACGCAGTAACGCAATACAGCCATGGACAAACTTACAAGCTTTCTTATGCAAGTTAATGAGAAAACGTTCTCATTGATCTATGAAGCGCAACATGCTAACTTGGAAGATGCTAACTTGGAAGAGAATTTTGAACTTATTAAGCAATGGAATCAAGCTAGAGCTATACGACGTGTAATGGATAATATGTCTCACATTGCAGTGGAAGATATTATTCATGAGTATGGTATTAATAGTGCTATTGAGACATACTATATGAACACAGATGATGACCTATCAGAGCATGATACGTTTGATAGTAGCAGCCATGCATTACTATGGTATATTGCTATGCATGGAAATAATACAATTAACATTAGCTATGATGATTATACAGCATGGGTTATTAATAACAACTATTAGGTAGTATGAAGCCTCCGATTGGACGCATTGGAGGAAAACGAGTACTTAAAGCACGTATTTGTGCCCTTATTCCAAAACACAAAACCTATGTAGAACCGTTTGTAGGGAGCGGAGCGGTATTTTACTATAAAGAAAAATCAGAAAACGAAATTATCAATGACCTGGATGCAGGTATTTTTAATGTGCATCATGGTCTGAAGCATCATGGAGCAGAAATACATGAGCTACTGCCACGTGATATAGATAAAGCAACATTTACTATTTTTAAGGATACGAAACCCTATAATGATGTGGATCGGGCTATACGAGATATCATTTTGAGCAAACACTCTTTTATGCTCAATAGGATAAATTATGGAAATCCTAACGGTAGAAATCAGACAGACTATAATGTATATCCAGACCGACTTAGAAATACTATAATTAGAAATGAGGATGCACTAGAAATCATAAAAGAATATGATGGGGAAAATACCTTTTTCTATTTGGATCCTCCCTATGAAAATAGCAAGGCTACTGCTATGTATGAAAATAGTGCATTTAATCTACAGGCCCTAGCGGACTTACTCAGAGGACTTAAAGGCAAGTTTTTGCTCAGTATGAATGATTCCCCTAACGTAAGGAAAATATTTAATGGATTTTACCTTAATGAGGTAGAGACGCACTATAAGTATGCTGCTGTAAGTAAAAAGGATCCAAAGGCTAAGGAGCTTTTTATTGCAAATTATATGCTGTAAATATAAAATGATAATTAACTAAGGAATGAATCTATCTAGGAATGGACTACGACTGCTAGATACATATTTTAAGGAAGCAAGGCATAAAACGATTACAAAGGGATGGTCTTGGTATTCTATACAGCAAAATGAGGAACGAATGGAATTCTTAAGACAAAAAAGCGTACAGTATAGAGGATCGGCATATAAAGCATTCCAGTTATGGTATGGAACCATTAATCAATTTAGACCCGCAATCGCAAAGTATATTTATACACGTTATCAGCCGACATGTATTCTGGATATCAGTGCAGGATGGGGAGGACGTTGTTTAGCAGCCATACAAATGGGAATTCCCTATATAGGCATTGATTCTAATACGAATCTCAAGCCATGCTATGATGCCTTACTTCAAGATCATCCAGGTAATGTTATAATGCATTATCAACCCTCCGAGACATTTGATTTTACATCCATCCGGTATGATATGATATTTACAAGCCCACCCTATTTTATGCTAGAACGTTATGAAAATATGCCTCAGTATAAATCAAAACAGGATTTTCTAGATACATTTTTCCTACCAGTTATTCGCATGGCATGGGAGAACTTAAAGGAAGGAGGAACGATGGTATTGAATATGCCATGTGAAATGTATAATGCATTAGAGATGGAAGCAACTGAGATTTTACAAATGCCTATTGCAAGTCGCTTTGGAGGAAAACTACGAAGCGAAAATATCTATGTATGGAGAAAGCATGGACTTTGAAGTACTCAATCATATCAATAACAAGAATTTTTGCAAAACGTATTGTAAATACAGACGATTTATGCATGGCCCACCCTATTTACTATGCCTATTCCAGATTGATAAAACCTATACGAAAACCTATGATTATTTTTTATAATCCTGATATAGATGGTTAAGATGCCAAAGAATGTAATTCCAGAGGGTACTGTAGTTCTTATTGATAAACCTTCTGATCCAGTAGCAGTATCTCAGACAATGGCATATAAGTCGCTGCCAAAACGTCCATTATCTGAAAAGCAAAAAGCAAACCTAGAAAAACTTATTGAGAAAAACCGTGTTCGCTGGAAAACGAAGCAAGAGGAACGCAGAGAGGAAATTCAACATGCCATTCCTGAGACAGTTCCTGAAGACGCTACGGTAGTCCCTAAACGCAAGAATAAGCGTATTGAGGCACTTAAAGAAGCTCCGATTCCAACAGAGGTCCCTGATGGAAAAATCCTCGCAGTTGTTAAGCCAAAACGGAAATATACAAAGCGAGTTAAGCCTACTGCAGAGTTTGCAACGCAGAGCGAAGATAGTCCTATTAGTAATGATAAAGAAAATGAAGTATGCTATCCAGAATCCTCCGAGTCCGAGCAAGAGCCTCCCAGTCCTCCCGCACGTAAAAATAAACCACGGGCAAAAGTATCACGGGCTCCAAAGAAATACTACTATAGTGAAACCAGTGAAACCTCTGCAGCCGATTCCGAGTCCGAGTCCGAGTCCGAGTCCGATGATGATTATCCAACGCAGAAATATGTTACAAAAACTAAAAAACGTATGGAGTCCCTCGCAGAAATAAATGAACGCCTACGGATGCTATCCATGAGCAGAAGTATGGCACGTCACAGTGTTTTCTAATGCTATAGTATAATGAGCTTTTTATTTGGCAGCAGAAAGGATCTGGAAAACCGTCACAATGCGGGAGTTAATTCTTTTAACAGTTTATTTGGACTCAAACATGGTGGAAAAATAATGTCCTCCAATGATATAATGCCAAAACAAGCCTCTAAAGCACGCGGTGGTATGAAGAAGGGAGGTCGCGTCCCTAAGAAAGCTCTTGGTGGAGATATTGCAAAATATGCGAATCAATTTACGGGTGCAGGTCTAGATCCTCAGTTGGTTGAAATGCTCGGCAACTTGGGAGAGTACGGAGTACGGAAGTTCTTGAAGCGTGGTGGCCCTGCTGCTCCTGCGCCTGGCATGGCTCACAAGAAAATCCTTGGGGGGATGCTTGGCAACCTTATTGGAGGCCTAGCAGGAGGTAAGGAAGGCGCTCAAATCGGCCATCAAATCGGCTCTATTGGCGATGCTATCCTCCCGTTTCTTAAGCGGGGTGGCGTAGCCAAACAAGTTAGCGCTCATACTGTATTTTAAACTAAATTTAAACTGAGTTCTAAAACTATATTTTTTGTGTAAATACTATACAGATACGTATGGCATTTAACCCACGATTTTTTGCAGGAACTTCCGCCGATAGTATTAAAAAACTTTTTAACTACAAAGAATTTATGATCAGTGATGAGGATGCGGAGCGCTTAGCAGCAAATAGCCGCAAACTTATTTTAGAGTCCCTCAATCAAGAAGAGAAGAAGGATTATACGGCAGAGACTGTAGCAGTAGTAGGTAGTATTAAAAACGAAGTAGTTAATAACGAATGACGGACGAGGTAGCTCGGTATAGTTTTCATATTAACAGTGCCTATCGCAACTCAGGCACTAGCACAGATATGAATATACAGCTAAGCCAGTTAATAGGACTTATTGCAAAAGGAACTATGTTCCAAGTAATAGTTCATGGCATAACAATCCCATTTAGCTTCTATCAGTTATCCAGTGATATACAGACAGTTTCTATCCGTGTAGTAAATGGAGCAAATACATACAATGGAACGATTAGTTTAACACCTGGAAACTATAATGTAAATACAGTCAATGCAGAACTACAAGCAAAAGTAATAGCATATATTTTATCGGTTACAACTATTTCTGCAGCAGTAACTGTAGCATATAATACAACAACTAGTAAAACAACTATTTCTATAACAAATGCTATGACAGTAACGCTATTTTTTAGCAGCAATACATCTCTAGGACTATTTTTCGGATTCTCTGGAAATGCAGTATTTAGCAATCTTAGTTCTGCAACAGGGGATAAGGTAGCAGTAGCAAATCCTGTAAATACTCTATATCTACGTAGTCCAACTCTAAAGCAGTTCAAAAATCGCGAATGGCAAACGGAGAAGGATGTATTTTCAGATATTTTATATCGGATCCCTATTTATACACAGCAAAATACCTATATCCAACAGTATCAAGAGTCTGAGCCGATTTGGATTGTAAATAACATTATTTCTTCCATGAATTTCTATCTCAGTACAAATCTCTCCTATACTCCTATGAACTTGCAAGGATTAGATATCCAGTTCCATTTTACTATTATAGAGAAGGACCAACATATATTTGAGAGCATTATTGCTACTACCCTTAATAATCGCATTGAACCTCCTAAGCTAGAACAGGATCAAGAAATAGCGGACCTAGAGAAGCAACGGGACCAACTCCTCAAACGTATTGAGACATACAAGAGCAAATTGGGAGAAGCCTAATAAAACTAATTTCTAATGTAATTATGCATAACTACTAAAAATAGCTATCCATAATTTGTATTAAGTAAAAATACCCTCATGTAGCTGCCTGACTATAAAAACGCATCTCCAATGAGCCTTATAAACAAAATCCATAATAAACTATTAAATACTAGGCTGAGACCACAGGCTTTTTTTTTTGAGCTTTCACTACGGGAGCCTCAGGAGCCGCAGGAGCAGTGACCATAACAGCAGGAGCAGAAACAGGCTTCGGAGCTTTCAATTTTTTTTCTACTTTTGACTCACTTTCTTTTACTTGTGGAGCTTGTGGAGCTTGGGCAGGAACAGGAGCAGGAACAGGGGCGGGAGCAGGAGCAACCTTTGGAGCTTTTGCAACTTTTTCCTTTTTAGGAATCTTAGCTACTAGCTCCATGACTGCCAAATACTCTGCACTACCTTTGCGGGGAACAGACCAGGCCTTACCCTCATTATATTGTTTCAATGCTTGCATCCAGGACATCTCTACCGTAGCCCTTGATATTCTCTAGAGCATATCAGCGCGTTTATTTTCTAAAGAAGAAGTATAATGGATCCAGCACGATTACCACCCGTTATTAACGAGGTAGTACAACCTAAAGAAGAGCGCAAAGAAGAGCCTAAAGAAGAGCGTAAAGAGGAACCTAAAGACGCTCCGAAAAGCGTTATTGTTATTCATGCAAAGGATATTAAGCCCTTAGATAAGGAACTTTTTAACTTTTGGGGCAAGGTTCTTGCCTGGAACGAACACTACATAAATATTCCCTTTAAGTCCCTCCCTGCACACGATTATCTCTTTATTGATGTGCGCAACAAAAATGCACGTCTAGCACTAGATGCAGAAGACCTATCCAATAAAGCAGTAGTATGCTATATCTCATGGTGGCAACGTGATTCAGAGTTTATTAAGCAGCTTGAGGCTCATGCATTTACTAGCTTTCCAGCACGATCTGTAAGCAAAGATGATTTTGAACGGCAGCTACTCAATCCTAAAATTATTGCGCCTAGTGCTTGGCGTGTTTTTTTAAGATGGGCCTTACCGAAGTGTATGGAACTAGTATAATAGATCGGATATGGAATAGCATAACAGATTGGATAAAAACAGAAGCGCTTACAAAGCTATTAGCGTTTTTAAAAATATCTCTTCCTCCATTTGTAATAGGACTTATACTAGCTATTTAAACTCTAAGGTAAATAGCCCTTTTTCTATAACAAGCTTAATAGGTTTTGCTCTTGGCTTACGCTTTTTTACCGTAGGTTTAACAACTGGTTTTTCTATCTGTTGCTGATCCATACTACTGACTAACAGGATTTCCTTTTGCATCCGTGCGCACTTTACGCCCAGTATTAGTATCCAGTACATAATAACGATCTTTAGTCGCACTCTTCCATAATCCTTTTGGCAAAGCTACTTCCCCTAAAAATTTTGGATTTTTACCAGGAGGCTCTGAATCTGATTCTGAGGATTCTAGTATAACTGTTGGAACTGGTATATTTGCTGGAACTGGCTTAACTCTTTTTCCAGGTTCTATTACACGCTTAGGTCTAGGAATATATTCAGGTTCAGCAGCCTGTGCAGCCTGTGCAGGAAAAATAGAGAGAGGATGCAACTCTTGCTTACCTTCTTCCATAGCTTCATCCTGATCCACTCCATCCATACCCTCTAAAGGCTGCCAAAATGCAGACGGAACTGCTCTTATGCTATCCACTCTAGGCTCAATATTGGCTAATGGATTATCCCCTTCCATTGGAGGAACATCTTCCACATAATGAATAGGAGTTTCTATATCAGGGGAAGAATCATCCATCAAACTATAAGGACTAGGAGCTGATTTAGATTGAACTGCACGAATGCTAGGAGCTTTTACAGGAGTAATATCTGCAGGATTAACACGCGTCTGAATAGGCTGCTGAATATCATCGGATGCAATACGATTCATGTGATATAGTGGATTTGCTTGACCCTCTCCCTGAGGTGTAATACGGAATACAGGTTGTACTACAGAGGTAGGATTTGCATAACTAGCAGTCTGTAGAGGACGTGGCATATTTGCAAACGTATTTCCTTGAGAACTAAGCCGAATCGGTTGCCCTAATGGACGTTTATCTCCAACATTTTGCGCAACCTTAATAACGTTTATATTAACATTTTGATGCTTTTTGAGTTTTTTTAGTAATGAATCGGGAAGCAACTGCACAGTATCATCATTGCGCTGTCTTGCTTTACGCATACGCCTACCCCGCTTCGCGCAATCTTCCATCTGGTCCATATACTACATTATAAGAAATTTAACGATTCATATTGTAAAATTGTTCTACAACCTTCTGTTGATCCGTAGGGATCTTGAAATAGGGCTGTATAGCACTACTAGGCTGTATATAACTAGCTGTATTAAGAACAGGAGGACGATTACTAAACATCATAGGAGCTGGGTTAATTTGTGTTTTAACGTCTAATGGCTTAGACCTAACATAATTCAATTTTTTCCTCATATACTATTTACTAGCTTTTTTTTCACGGTACTCAATCGGATCAAAGCAACGGAAATACCTAGTAGGTTGAGAATAGCTATTGATATGCAGAAAGGAGTAAGGTGTAGCAGTAGCAAAATTGTATAATGCCCGTAGCTTATGTTCTGAGCCTGACTGTTCTTTAATGAAGGAGTCCAGTTCTCCCTCATTCTCTGTATGGAAAAAACTTGTAACCGTTAAATTGCTGCGAATAAGTGTAGGCATATAGCTATTGTATTTTTGTAGCAAATAGATATTTACAATGGATAAATGTCTCGCAGTTGTTGCAAACTTAGTTACAAGGGATGCATTCTTACCTTTGATCTGATGGATACAGTCATCATAGATAATGCAAAAAATGGGCTTACCCTTACGCTTCTTACGCTCATGACGTTCTTTATATGCCTCAATCTTAGCCAAAATATCCTCTAGCACATCATTGTTTAAGTCCTCATAATGCCGATCCTCAATATCTTCTATGAGGGGTTGCATCTTATCATCATTAGCAGCCGTAGGACTGATTAGAAATATCAAATCAAAATGCTTATACCATGGACTCTCTTTTTTCATGAGCAAGTTGAGGAGTAACGTTGTTTTGCCTCCACCTGCTCGGGCAAACATCCCATAATTACAAGGCTTCATAGGCAAAGGAGATTTTGTATCCATGCA